AGTCAGTATAAAACTGAATTTGGTTTATAGGAGTAGTGCCTAAGTTCTATTATGAATCCACTTACTTATATATTAGATAACATGATTATGATTACAGGTGATAAACAACCTAAAGTCACAAACACTATCTCAATAAAAGAGGCCGTGGAAGCCTTTACTTCTTCGCCGTGTCTACTCCATGATTGTTTAATATTCATTGGAGTATCCTTTGTTATAAATAGTTATATAAAAGAATCATTATGATTCATCAGTTTATTTATAACACTTATAATCTTACATTCACAAAATCAATATGGCATATTCAAAACAAGTAGTACAAAGATTCGAGGCAGTCTTAGACAACCCTCAAAAACATTCAGTAGGTACACTTGATCGACACGATCCAAATGTAGCGACTGGTTTGGCTGGAGCTCCTGCCTGTGGTGATGTAATGCAATTACAATTATTACTTGACGAAGCTGAAAAAATTGTTGATGTCAAATTCAAAACTTATGGATGTGGAAGTGCGATAGCAAGTTCCAGTTTGTTCGTAGATTTGATGATGGGAAAGACTATCGAAGAAGCTAAACTTATTAAAGATAAAGATATCGCAGATGCTTTAGACTTACCACCAATCAAATTACATTGCTCAGTACTCGCCGAAGACGCGATTCAAAAAGCAATGATTGACTATGACGCGAAATCGTATCATAGAAAACATAACCAATTGGTTACTGACAAAAACCTTGACAACTAAGAGAAAGCTGTTATAATAGATATATGATCTTAACTAAAAAGAAGTTTACTACCTCTGTAGAGGAATTAGTAATCAATAAAAAACTAACTTATATAGACGCGATAGTTCACTTCTGTCAAGAGAATCACTTAGAACCTGATTCAGTCAAAGGATTGATCACTCCTCCCTTAAAAGAAAAGATCAAAGCTGAAGCTGTCGGCTTAAGATTTCTAAAAGAATCACACGCTAAATTACCAATATAATAAAATACAATACAATACAATAATATAATATGAGACCCCAACAACAAAAACCCTATCATCAAAGAAAACACTTCAATAAGAAAAAAAGAAAACCTGAAGGACCTCCTCCTTTTGATGTACTGTTAAGACAATTCAAAAAGAAAGTTGAACGTGCCGGTACTATTCAAGAACTCAGAAAAAGAGAATACTTCGAGAAGCCAGCTCAAAAGAAACAACGAAAAATGAAAGAAGCTGTTCGTAGAGAACAGAAGCTTCAAGAACAAAATAATACATTAGGAAAGCCTAGGTTTTATTAAATGACAAGCAGAGAAGGATTTGATGCTTACTGTTTGTACTTAGCTATTAATAATCATTTTAATACAGAGTCTTATGACTTTTTCAAGTACAACGGTAAAGTACCAGTAAAGTTACCAGCGTTTCTAAAACGAAACGACAAGTATCACTTTGCTAAGTTAGCTAGGTTATATCATAAAGACTTAAAAGATTTTTTAGTAGCTAACTTATATAAACAAAAGTATTATGTTAGAAATCTATTAGAACAAGAGTGTGAACAGAATTATAAAGACTATAAAAAGATTAAACAAAAAATGACATATGCTATTACAGAAGATATGAGATATTTGTTTGATAAGTATAAACATATAGATATTGTTTTGAGTATTAAAGATGGTCAACATTCAAATTTAATAAGAGAATATCTTGGTGGAAGAATTAGACCTGTCACTATTATCGCAGCTGATAAAGTATTCAATATCTTTGATGATTATGATAATATGATGGATGAAAAATTTATATGGCCTAGAGAAAGAAAGCGATTAGATAATCTAGCACCGTTCTTAGATTTAGAACATAAAAAATTACAAACAATATTACAGGGAATATGGATACAGCCTACATAATTGGAAATGGTCCTTCAAGACGGGACTTAATGTTAGATACATTACCGGGTATAACATTTGGTTGTAATGCTTTGTACAGAGACTTTGCACCTGACTACTTAGTATCAGGTGATTCTAGAATACTTAAAGAGATATGTGGTGATGAATATCCTTTAAAACATAAGTGTATCTTTCCAGACTATGAATGCATACCTGGAGAGTATACAGAAATGTTACTAACGAATTTTGATTCTTCTTACGCTGTAAAAGAATCTAATCCAAACGATAAAGACCATGTTTGGATATTTGGACTTGAAGATAATATATCAAATATTATGGAAGTTCATGTTATAGGTGTAGAACCTAATTGGCAAATAACGAATATGAAAGGTACAGAAGAAGATCCTAGATTTAGTGTCAACTTCTTTGCCGGAAGTCAAGCGATGGCTCAGGCTTCTATAATGGGTTTTGATGAAGTATGTCTTGTTGGGTTCGATTCAATATGGAACTTTCAAGAAGATACTTATCAGAATATCTATGCTGGTACTAATGCCTACGAAAGAGAGAAGGAAACTTCTCGCTTGAGGGTTGGTACTAGTGATCCTAACTCTTTATTAGGAACACAAGAAGCACAGATAAAAAAAGTGATTGACAGATTTACAGCTGTCGATTATACTATATACTATAACGGAAATAAAAAACCGTTAACATATAATAGTTTTACATAATGAAATAAGTGGATAAAATAATAAAATAATAAAATTGATAAACAATAGGAGATAAAATGTCATTCAATGAATTAAAACGCAGTCGAGGCGGATTCGACAAACTACAAACAGCTCTTGAGAAAGAGTCCTCAGAAAAGAAATCTTACGGTGACGATAGATTCTGGAAACCTGAACTAGATAAATCTGGTAATGGTTACGCAGTACTTCGTTTCTTACCAGCAGCTAATGGAGAAGAACTTCCATGGGTCCAATATTGGGATCATGGTTTTCAAGGTCCTGGTGGTTGGTTTATAGAGAAATCTTTAACAACTTTGGGCAACAAGTGTCCTGTTAGTGAGTACAACACTAGTCTATGGAATAGTGGTGATGAAGCTCAAAAAGATCAAGCACGAAAACAAAAAAGAAGGTTACACTATGTGGCCAATGTTCTTGTCGTGTCTGATCCAACTCATCCTGAGAACGAAGGTAAAGTAATGCTTTATCGTTTCGGTAAAAAAATCTTTGAGAAAGTCAGAGATGTAATGCAACCTCAGTTCGAAGATGAAACCCCAATCAATCCTTTTGATATGTGGGAAGGTGCTGACTTTAAACTTAAAGTTAGAAAAGTAGATGGTTACTGGAACTATGATAAATCAGAGTTCGCAGCAGTAGCACCTATATCAGAAGATGATTCTGATCTAGAAACACTCTACAACAAACAGCACTCTCTAGCAGAGTTGATCGCACCAGATCAATTCATGTCTTATGACGATATGAAGGTTAAATTGGATAGAGTTTTAGGACTTAGTGGTGGTATCTCTACAGCAACAGCTGAGAGTATCGCAGATGATAACTCATCAGGTAATGTAGCAACAGCTACAGATGCCCCTTGGTCAGAAACACCTGAACCAGTAATGGCTTCAGGAAACTCTGCAGAAGGTAAAGATGAATCAATGTCATACTTTGAAAAACTTGCTAACGATCAGTAAGTAAGTAACTAAGTATTATAAATACTAATTACCTAATAAAAATTCGGGATAGAGCTAATCGTGTCAAGCTCTGATAGATTCCACTAATACTTAGTGGAAGGGTTGGTTGAGAATGGGGATTCTTAACATTCAATGAGGAAAGGTATCGAATGCGGCAGGCGGTATCGTAGTAACAGCGGGAAGCGGGGCTAGTTCTACACTTTATTCTATTGGGCTACGGCCATCATTCCAGCATATCGATCATTCGGAGTAGTATCTACTACTTGAATAACTTTCTTTTGATTGTTATTGTTAACAGTCGTTACTGCTGTATTAGAGTCACCACTCTTAGCAACAGCGGCATCACCAGCTAGTGCTGCTCTTCTGTCAGCCAACGCTCCTTCTCTAGCTTTAATTTTTTCACCCTCTTGTACTCTTTCAGTCGCTCTCGCTTTAATACCTTCTTCGGCTTTAGCCACATTGTCGGCATCCATTCTCCAATCAATGAGATCACCACCAGGTATCCAATCAGGTTTCTTAGAATTAATCCACTCGATCGCTCCGTTAACCATATTCGCTATACCGTCCATAATTGCTCCGAAGAATCTAGCGACACCATCTCTCATAGGAGATAACATTCCGCCAAGCCATAAAGCGGCTTTGTCTACCCATATACTTAATTGTTCCATAGCTATAGAGAACTTCTCTTTAACAGTTTCCCAATTATCCATTAGATACTTACCTAAGAAAATGAGACCTACTACTATAAGGGCTATGATTACACCAATCGCTATCCAAGGTAGAGCTGGGGCTATCATCGCAGCTGCGGCCATTATTAGTGAAGCCAAAAAGGCCATAGAAGCTGTTATGAATGCTGCAATGGGAGCGACCATTCTTTTTACATGACCCATGAACGCAGCGGCCATTGATGAGACAGAAGTCATCATAGCTTTAGAAGCTTTGGATAACCATTTAAATACTACTGTGTTCTTTATAAACTCCATTGATGTCTTAAACATATTTAAGGCAAAGGCCTTTATATTACCACCGGCTTTCTTGAACCACTCTAGAGCACCATCTTTAAGTTTAGTCATTTTCTCAGCTGTCTTATCTTTAAAGTTACCCCAACTTACAGCCATACCAGCGTAGGCCTCAGACATTCCATCTTTAAGTTCAGTCATTTTCTCAGCTGACTTATCTTTAAAGTTACCCCAACCTACAGCCATACCAGCGTAGGCCTCAGACATTTTGTCTTTAAGTTCAGTCATGTTCTTAGGTAACTTCTCTTTAATACTATTAAATCGATTACTAACTCCTGTAGAGAAATCTGTTATGGTAGTCTTTAACCCCTCTGTCATGGAATCATATTGTGCTTTCATGTTGGCTTTGAACTCAGCTATCTTACCACCTTCTCCATCGTCTTCAACTTCTTT